TCTGCCCGAGGTTCCTCAAGGCGTCGTTCGAGCAGGGCTATGGCCGCTCCCCGAGCATGACCGCGCTGCCGGACATCAAGATGCTGCAAGAGATGTCGAAGACGACGATCAAGTCGGCTCAAAAACAGGTGGATCCGCCGCTGCTGGTCCCCGACGACGGCTTTGTGCTTCCGGTACGCGTTACCCCCGGTGGCCTGAATTTCTACCGGTCGGGGACGCGCGATCGTATCGAGCCCCTGATGACCGGCGCCAACACACCGCTCGGGCTGAAGATCGAAGACCAGAGGCGTGAAGCGATCCGGCAAGCCTTCTACGTTGACCAGCTCATGCTCCGCGAGTCGCCCAACATGACGGCGACAGAAGTCATCGCGCGCAACGAAGAAAAGATGCGCCTGCTCGGCCCGGTGCTCGGGCGGTTGCAGGCGGAGATGTTGCAGCCTCTAATCACCAGGTGTTTCAATTTGCTGGCGAAGCAGCGCGTGTTCGCGCCGGCACCGGAGTATCTGCAAACCGGCAACATCGACATCGAGTACGTGTCGCCCCTCGCCAAGGCGCAGAGGCAGGGGGAACTCAACTCCACGCTTCGCATGTTCGAGATTTTGAACCCGCTCATGCAGATCGATCCGTCGGTCTTCGACTACCTCGACATGGATGGGCTTGTGCAGTTCGTCACGCGTACCGTCGGCGTGCCGGCCTCCGTTCTCCGAGCGGACGGCGAGGTCCGTCGGATGCGCGAAGAGCGGGCCAAGGCCCAGGCCCAGCAGGAGCAGATGGCGCAGGTCACGCAGGCGGCTGAAGCCGCCGGCGCCGCAGCACCGGCACTCAAGGCCGTCGGTGGTTTGGCAGGGCCGCGGCAGTAAATGATCCAGAAGGAACTCAAAGAGCTGCAACAGGCATACCGGCTGGTCTTTGACTCGCCGGATGGCCGGCGTGTGCTCGCCGACCTGCATACGCGGTGCAACATGAACCGGTCGACGTACTCGGAGAAGCCGAACGAGATTTACTTCCTGGAGGGCCAGCGAAACGTCGTGCTGTGGATCTTGGACATCCTGCGCGAGGACAATCGGAAACTCCCGACCAAAACCGAAATGGAATAATGAGGATTGCTGATGACTGACGTCACCGAAGCTGCTGAAACGCCGGCATCACCGCCGGGAGTTGCCGCGGATGCGACGCCGGCAGACTGGAAGGCCGGACTGTCAGAGGAGTTGCAACGCGACCCGTCGATCGCGCACATCGCCGACGTGCCAAACCTGGCGCAATCTTACATCAACGCCCAGCGCATGGTGGGTGCCGACAAAATTGCCGTGCCGGGTCAGCACGCCACGGACGAGGAACTGAACCAGGTCTACGACAAACTCGGCAGGCCGGAGACGCCTGACGGCTACGAGCTTGAAATGAACAATATCCCGGAGGGCCTTTCGGCAAACCCGGATCTGGTAGGCTGGTTTCAGAACACCGCGCACAAGGTTGGACTGACTCCGCGGCAGGCGCAGCAGCTCTCTGACGAATACAACACGATGGCCGGCGTGGCCGAACAGAGCCCGGACCAGCGGCAGGCGGAAGCCTCGGCAAAGGAGGAGAACGGCATCCGTGAACTGCAACGCGAATACGGCAAGGCGTTCGACCACAAAGTCGAGATCGCAAAGTCGGTGATGAACGAGTATGGAGGCAGAGGTCTCCTGGAGCTCACGCTCGCCGACGGCCGACCGTTGGGCTCGCACCCCGACCTCGTGCGTACCTTCGCCAACATAGGCGGTTTCATGCAGAAGAAGCTGGGAGAGGATTCCGTTCGCACACCGAAGTCGGACGGAGCGATCACGCCGGGGGACGCGGAGAAAGAACTAGCCAAAATCCAAGTGCCGGGCGGTGCGTACTGGGATGCAAAGCACCCAGGCCACGCATTGGCAGTTGCCGAAGCCCTGCGCCTTCGCGAGTTTGTGGCCGTAGAGCCGGCCTAACCCATCACGCAGGCCGCGCCGGCCGGGTAACCCTCGGGTCCGTCCGCACGCGGCATGCGAAAACCGGGGTAGCGGCACAGCCGTCCCGTTGACTGCCGGAACAGACGGCGGAGTAGTCACCCTAAAGTGACAGGAAGGTCCGCACTCCCGCGGATAGCCCTCCGAGAACCCATTGTTCTTGGAGACGACCAATGTCAACTCAAGTAACGACAGCCTTTGTCCAGCAGTTTTCTGCGAACATCGCGCTCCTCTCCCAACAGCGTGGATCGCTGTTCAGGAACGCCGTTCGTACCGAGACCGTGACTGGCGAAAAGGCTTTTTTCGATCAAGTGGGATCGGCTGCCGCGATAAAACGAACTTCGCGCCACGCCGACACACCCTTGGTCGATACGCCGCACTCCCGCAGAATGGTCACGATGAGTGACTATGAGTGGGCCGACCTGATCGATGATCCCGACAAGGTGCGGATGCTGGCTGATCCCACGTCCGTTTACGCACAAGCCGCCGCCGGCGGTTTGGGTAGGGCGATGGATGATGTCATCATCACCGCTGCGTTGGGTACAGCCCTGACGGGGGCGAGTGGTGGAACCTCCACCACTCTGCCATCCGCTCAAAAAGTGGCGCACGCCAGCGCCGGGCTAACCATCGCCAAGTTGGTGAGTGCAAAGAAGATCCTCGACGAAGGTGACGTCGACCCGTCGATCAAACGCTACATCGCGGTGTCGCCGGAGCAGATCGAGGATCTACTCAACAACACGACCGTTACCAGCTCCGACTACAATACTGTCAAGGCTCTAAGCCAAGGCGATATTGATAGCTACGTCGGGTTCAAGTTCGTCGTGACTAATCGCCTCAACGATGATGGTACGTCTCGCCAGGTAATTGCCTGGGCCGAGGACGGCATTGTACTGGCTCTCGGTTCGGACATGTCTTCGCGCATAGATGAGCGTGCGGACAAGTCCTACTCCACCCAGGTGTACGCCTCCATGACGATTGGCGCCACGCGGATGGAAGAGGCCAAGGTCGTTGAGATCGCCTGTAACGAATAACCACGAGGGATGAAAACTAATGACCACTAAAAATTCAGACCTCGTCGGCAACTTCGAGGCATCACCAATCGTTGCGAACGCGTCCTACCTCCTTCACGGAGTGAAGCGCGTCGCGCAAGGCACGATCGCGCTGGCGACGACGGACATCGATGATAACGACGTCATCATGCTGTGCCCGATCGATTCCAGCGCTTCTATCACCAGCATCAAACTTGCATCGGACGATCTCGATTCCGGTGGAAGCCCAAGCTTGACCTTCAACGTCGGCCTCTACCAGTCGGATTCCGATGGTACGGTCATCGACGAGGACTGTTACGCAACGGCAATCACGCTGGGACAAGCAGCCACCGCCTTCACCGAGTACCGGTGGGAGGTGGCTAACATCACCACGACGGGTCAGCGAGTGTGGGAAGACGGTGGAGCATCCACCGACACCGCACGCCAGGACTACGTGGCGGTGACGGTGCAGGCTGCTGCCGCAACCGCAGCAGCCGGCGACATCGCGTTCATCGTCGAATACGTTACGGACTGATCGCGTCTGGGGGGGCTTCGTGCCCCCCCTCTTTTTTTCGAGGATGATGCATGACCTCCAACGTCGACATCTGCAATAGCGCCCTCAACATGATCGGCAGCTCGATCATCACCTCGCTGACCGAGGACTCGAAAGCCGCACGCGTCTGCAATCAGCGCTACACGTTCGTGCGTGACGCGATCTTCCGCGCGCACCCCTGGAACTGTCTGATCCGACGCAAGAAGCTCGCTCGCGACGCTACGGCGCCGGCGTACAAGTACGCTTACCGCTTTCCGCTGCCGGTGAACCCGTACTGCCTGCGCGTGCTCACCGTGTCCGACGACGGCAACGAGGAACGCCTCGACATTGACTACAAGGTAGAGGGCAATCGCTACCTGCTGACCGACGAGGGAACGATTTACGTACAATTTATCTCGCGGGAGGAAGACCCGCAGCAGTATGATTTCCTGCTGATCGAGGCGATTTCCAGCCGGCTTGCCTCGGACATCGCATACAGCTTGGTCGGGTCGAGCAGTCTGGCGACAACGCTCTACGGACTCTATGAGCTGAAGCTGCGCGAGGCGAGGTTTGCCGACGCACAGGAAGGCTTGCCG